CAACCTGAACAAAATGCTAACAATTAGATGAAAATAAATACTCTATAAAGAGGTAATAAATGACTAAACCATCATCTAGACAAGAATTAAAAGATTGGTGCTTAAGACAACTTGGTTTTCCGGTCATAGATATTAACGTAGACGATGATCAGGTTGATGATCGTATAGATGATGCTTTGAGTTATTTTCAGCAATTTCATTATGACGGTGTTGAGCGTTGGTATCTTAAGCACCAAATTACTCAAGAAAACATCGATAATCAGTACATTCCGGTAACAGATAATATTATTGGTGTAACAAGAATTTTTCCTGTAGGTTCTACGAATGCATCAGTCAACATGTTTGACTTGCGCTATCAGTTACGTTTGCACGAACTCTACGATTTTACCAGCACTTCATATGTCAACTATGTTTTGACTATGCAGCATATTCGCACACTTGATATGCTATTTTCAGGTGAAACACCTCTTCGTTTTAATCGTCATACCGATAAACTTTATATTGACTGGGATTGGAATTATGACATTCAACCTGGTGAATGGATTATTATTGAAGGTTTCATTGTTGTTGACCCAGACACTTATAAAGACATTTATAATGATCGTATGCTTAAAAAATTAGCCACGGCTTACATCAAGAAGCAATGGGGTAACAATATGAAGAAGTTTGCGGGAATGCAACTTCCTGGTGGTATTACGATGAACGGTCAGCAGATTTATGAAGAGGCTGTAACAGAAATCAAAGAATTAGAAGACCTCATTCGTGATACTTATGAGGAACCTCCTCAGTTTTGCCTCGGCTAAGACACTCGGTTTACTATATACTATTATGATCGTTAAAGGAGATTATAATGGAAAAGAGTGGCTTTATATATCTTTGGTATGATAATAAAAATAAAATGTTTTATTTAGGTTGTCATTGGGGAACAGAAGATGATGGTTATATATGTTCATCTAACAGAATGAGAGATGCTTATCGTAGACGACCTCAAGATTTTAAAAGAAAGATTATACAAAAAAATATTCTTAAAGAATCCTTACTTTCTATAGAACATAAATGGTTATCTCTCATAAAAGACCATGAATTGGGTACAAAATATTACAATAGATATACAACAAACACAGCACTAAGATTGGCTTGGGCAGCAAATAAGGGTAGAAAACAATCTATAGAAGAAATACAAAAAAGAGCTAAATCTAACACTGGTAAAAAACGAACAGAAGAAACCAAACGCAAGATCAGTGAGTCTAATACTGGTAAAATAATGGGACCTCTGTCTGCTGAAACAAAACAAAAACTAAGTGAGTCTCTCAGAGGTGAAAAGAATCCTTTTTTTGGTAAAAAACACGACCCAGAACTAAAGAAACGCATGAGTGAAAAAACCAGTCAGACCATGAAAGGTAGAAGGCCAGCAAACATACCAACGGGATATTGGTGGAATAACGGTGTAATAAATAAAAGAAACCTAGAATCACCAGGAAATGATTGGTTCAGGGGTAAACTCAAAAAGGTTTAAACTTAAATGGCAGTTAGCCACTACTTCAATAACTTTTCTGGTGTAGTCACAAACGAACAAAGATTGATGGAAGATGTTGTCACTGAATCCATCAAAATTATGGGTCATGATGTTTATTATCTGCCTAGAGAAGCGTGGGCAGGTGATGACACAATCTTTGGTGAAAACTCTACATCTAAGTTTGGCAGAGCATATACTATGGAAATGTATCTGGCCAACGTTGAAGGTTATGAAGGTGATGGTGATTTCTTCTCTAAATTTGGCTTAGAAATTAGAGATACATCAAACTTTGTCGTATCAAGGTTGACATTTGAGAAGTATGTTCCTTCAGGTGTTGCTATAAGACCAAGAGAAGGTGATCTTATCTTTGTACCGGTTCTACAGAAGTTATTTGAAATAAAGTTCGTTGAAGAAGAATTGCTATTCTTCTCTCTAGGCAAAAGAACTCCTTATATCTACGAATTGCGTTGCGAACTCTTCCGTTATAGCAATGAGAATATCGATACAGGTATCGAAGAGGTCGATCATGTGGAGCATACATTGTCTTACACAATAAGAATGTCCATGAACAATGGTGCTAATAATTATAATCTAAATGAAACTGTATATCAAGGTACAAGTTTAGCCACGGCAACTGCAACTGGTGAAGTTAAAGATTGGGATCCAATCAGTAAAGGTCTATTGTTAATGAACATCTATGGTTCATTTACAGCAAATGCTAATGTAATTGGTGCAACATCTAACACAAGATATAATGCGTTAAATGTAGACGATATGGATGACTTTACAGATTATGATATCTACGACAATAGAAAAATACAAACTGAAGCCAACACTTTCATTGACTTTTCTGAAGTCAATCCATTTGGAACACCATAATGTTATCAAATCAATATTTCTACTATCAACTGACTAGAAAATATGTCATATTGTTTGGTAATATGTTCAACAATATTACGGTCAAAAGAATCAACCGTGATACAAATACTGAATTGGAAAGAATTAAAGTTCCTTTAATATATGCTCCTAAAGAAAAGTATATAGCAAGACTTGCTTCTGATCCAGACCTATCAAGAGAGATTCAGGTTAATTTGCCTAGAATGTCATTTGAGATGACAAGTATCACTTATGATCCTTCTAGAAAGCAAAACTCTCTACTTAAGAATCCTAAATCATCTACAGCCACAAAAGCTATATCTCAGTTCATCGGTGTTCCTTATGATATCAATTTTGAACTGAACATCTATACAAGAAACATTGATGATGGTACACATATTATAGAACAGATACTTCCATACTTTAATCCTGATTATACGGTAACTGTAAATCCTATTTCAGAAATGGGATTTCTAAAAGACATTCCTATCATTTTAAATACAGTAACTAACTCAGTCGAACATGAAGGTAACTTCGATGCTGTGCGATTTGTAACATGGCGTCTCGAATTTACCATGAAGGCTCATTTTTATGGACCAGTTACAAGCACGAATATCATTCGCAAGATTGATGTGAACATTTATAATGATGAGTCTCTAAAGGCAGGCAATATAGTTAGAGTTAATACAGGCACAGGTAATGGATCGTTTAAGATTTCTGATGTAATCTATCAAGGGTCAAATTATCAAGTTGCAACAGCATATGGTACCGTTTTAGAGTGGGATAAAGATAATAATAGATTAGTAATAGGTGGTGCACAAGGTCAATTTGCTGTAAATAATACAGTTAGAGCAGTTTCTACAAATGCTGTATATACCATAGCAAGTTTTGAAGCATCACCACTTAAACTTGTCAACATACATATTGAACCTGATCCAATTACTGCAAATCCAGGTGATGATTATGGATATACTACAACGATTACAGAATGGCCGGAAACTGAAGAATGAAAAACTTAGCAGATGCACTTGGTATTGAACACGTTGAACCAGTCAAGCAAGAAATATTACCACCTGTTGTGGTTGAAGATAAGATAGAAATGCCCGATCAGGCAGAAGACTATACGCTTGCTCGCAAGACGTTTCGTTCATTGATTGATAAAGGAAATAACGCAATCGAAGACTTGACCGACCTTGCAAAGCAGAGTGAAAGCCCAAGAGCATACGAAGTTCTTGCTACGCTTATGAAGACGGTTGGTGATACAACTAAAGATTTGTACGATCTTCAAAAGAAAACGAAAGACTTAATGAAAGAAGACAAAGCAAGACCACAAGACGAGCAACGCATCAATGTCGAAAAGGCCGTCTTTGTTGGTTCGACTGCTGAACTACTCAAGAAGGTAAAAAGCAATGAAAACCTTTAAGCAATTTCTAGAAGAGAAAAAAATCTTCGGTATCGCACCTCACGGTGGTGGTAGTTGGGTTCATGACGATGGTAAAGAAGGTGGTGAAGTAACTCAACATCCTACCGATCAGTCTGTTGGTAATGAACCGTTCAAAGATAAAGGTTACTTCAGAAGACCGAAAATCAAGAAGTATGTCAACAAAATGAGAAAGAGTATCGGTCAGAAAAAGCAATTGCCTCCTGTTGCTGGAACACCACACCCCGCAAACCCAAGTGTCATGTCTGTTGTTGATGGTAATCATCGTCACAAGTCATACCGTAACGCAAGAGCATCAACTGTTCCTGTTGAGCGTATTCCGCATAAAGATGTAAGACTAATACATCCTGATCATAAAGAACAAGATAGTCACGAAAAAACTGTCATGCAGGGAACACCCGTGTCATCATTCAGAGAGAAGGATGGTTCATATGACATGGACAAACCGCGCAAGCGTCTTGGTGGTCTGACGCTGAGACACTACTTTGTCAATCCAGACGGATCACATAAGTTTAAAGACCCAAGATGAAAACTTTCAAGCAGTT